TCAGGAATTGAAAATCTTACATCTTTAACTGGAGCAACAGGAACAGTTGATCACGATTTTTCATCAACTTCAGTATTTTATCATTTAAGTCCAGCGGCTGATTTTACAGCAAACTTTACAAACGTTCCTACAACCAACAATAAAACAATTACTATAGCATTATTAATAGGTCAAGGATCGACTGCATATTTGCCTACCGGAGCAGCCATAGACGGAACTACAGTTACTATTAATTGGCAAGGTGGCACGCCGCCGACAGGTACAGTAAATGCTGTTGATGTTGTAAGTTTTACTTTAATAAGATTGTTAAACAACTGGACAGTAATAGGATCTCTTACAAGTTATGGCTAAAATTAATAGAATAAATAGTAATGTTAAAATAGGAACTAGCTCAAAATGGCAATAAATTTTCCATTAAATCCTACTTCAGGGCAAATACATCAGGTCGGAAATTCTCAATGGCAATTTAACGGAGTTGCTTGGGACGTTGTATCTAATTCTAGTCCTTCTTTTACTAGTGTTACTACAGGAACTTTAACCACTACAGGTACTAGTAACTTATATAATTTAAATGTTACTGGAAATTTAACATTTGGTAATGGTACTATTACTGGTGTTGATCTAAACGATTTAAGCAATGTTACAGCACCTGCACCTGCAGACGGCGATGCATTAGTTTGGAATGAAAGCAACAGTAGATGGGAACCAGGAGAAGTTGCTGGCGGCAGCGGAGGTTTTAATGGTGGAACAATCTCTAACCCGTTAATCATTGATAACGACGGTGCAACTACTAGTGCATCTTCGGGAGCATTACGTATAACAGGTGGTGTAGGAATAGGCGACGATTTATATGTTGAAGATAACGTAACAGTAAATGGTACACTTTTTATTAAAAGTGAAGCAGTACAAGTACAAAACGGTAACGAAATACAATTATATAATACAGCGAATGCCAAGTATGTAGGCTTTAAAGCACCAGATACGCTAAGTAATAATAAGATATATGTATTACCGACTGCTGATGGTGTATCGGGACAATATTTAAGAACAAACGGTAGCGGAGTTCTTAGTTGGGCATCTGTAACTAGTCCAAGCGGAGGAACTCCTCCAGGTGGTGTTCCTGGACAAGTCCAATATAATGATGCATTAGAGTTTGGCGGCGATAGTGGATTTACATATGATTCTGCATCACAAACTATGGGAATAGTTAATATAGATGCTGGATCAGTTACAATTTCTTCTACGTCCGATGCGTCAAATATCACATCGGGCGCACTACAGGTAGTAGGCGGTGTTGGAATAGGAAAAAATTTACACGTAGGCGGTAGTATTTTTTCAGACGCAGATACAGCGTCAACTAGTACTACAACAGGATCAATAGTGGTCACAGGCGGGATGGGAGTTAGCGGAGAGATGCATATTGGAAGCACAGTATCGGCATCTACTGCACCATCGAGCAATGAACACTTAGCAAATAAAGAATACGTCGATGCAACCGCAGTAGCATTTGCAGTAGCGTTTGGAGCATAGGATAAAAGATGGCAAAGAAGTTAATTAAAGAATATGTTTTTAGTCCAGGGTTGGGTATAGACGATAACTCTAGACCTAATGCATACGATCTAATTTCACAAAATAAAACATTTTTACAACAAGAAATTGTTGCTTATATACAAAATCAAGTTGACGCCGCTAATCCAGATTATGTAGGATATACATACGACGAAGCCAAATGTTTACGAGATAGCGAATATGTTATAGATGCATTATTATTTGATATTCGCTACGGAGGCAACGAAGAAACACGACGAGTATCAGGCTTTTATTGGAATAAAGAAGTTCCGCAAATTGATGGTAATAGAATACCTGAATATGAAGCATACCAGTTTTTAAGAGATACTATTAATACTTACATTATTACTAATGTTATTAATCCAAGTCCAGAGCAAGCAGATTCTACACAAGTAGCTACAGGAGCGGCAGTAGAAGAAGGCACCTCGGGTCGAGTCACTGCATTGTTAGATGACTTAGTTGCTGTTATACAAAACGGATTAAGTTCTACTCCAACTTTAGAAGTCGGTTTAGGGCGTATTGAAATTTTAGGAAAAATTGAGTTAGAAGACTTATTAATTATTAGTAATGTAACATCTAACGAAGTTATATACAGTTTCACCGATCCTACTAGAGGAGCCGAAACTAAATTTACAGCAGGTGATTCTGAAGGTTTTCCAAGGGCCTTATCTATTAATAATGGTACAACTATTATTAACTTTAAGTACAGTACTTCTGATATGGCTAGTACAGACAAGATTCAGCTATTTTTAGAAAGTGCAGAACAAAAGGTAAGACCATACGATTTTGGTACAGATGCTATTGAACGTATGCGTGTTGGATTACCACAAGCAATGATCGATGCTGACTTTGAGTATGGACTACAACCTACAAAGTGGCAAGCGATTTCTATGCAAAGAGGGTATCCAGCAACATACGAAATCAATGCATCTGATATTCCAGTAAGCACAGTTGTAACTGATGCATCAGCAGGGAATTCAGGAATTGGTGCTTCTTTAATTACTGTAACAACAGTCGGACCACACGGATTGTCAACTGGTGATGCAATTACTATTAAAGCACTAGCATCAAGTATTGTAGGATTTAATAGAGCAGAAGGAACATTTATTGTTTATGATATACCTAGCACTACAACTTTTACTTACTATGCAAAGGCAAAAGTAGGTACTTCTAATAATCAAATTCTTGCAACATCATCTACACAACTTAGAGCGGCCGATTTTTACACAGGAGCTGATATTGGAACACCAACATTTAGTGTATCAAGTAATGGTTCCAACGGAAGTTTTACAACACCATTAATTGTTCCTTCGGGTTCAAACTTTATTGCATTTTCTGCAACTGCAACTCCGCCAAATGGAGCACCATTAACAGGAACTGGTATTCCAACAGGCACACAGGTTACTGGTGTAGCAGGAACCGGACTTAATGGCGGAAGCGTTAAAACAGTTAGAGTAGAAACCGGAGTTTCCTCAGGTGCAACAGAAATTGAACTAGAAGATGCTACTGGAATTACCACTGGTATGGCTATTCCAGATGATTGGTTTGATTCTACTACACCCGAACAGAGGATTATTACATCAATTAACGGTAATACTATTACACTAAACGATGCTATAACAACTTCTTTTATTGGTAATACACAAACATACAACAACATTATTTTAAGTACATCAAACAACGTTGCTGGCACAGCATCAAATGCTACATTCTTTGTTAATGTAGACAATGATCTTTATGATATTGTAGGTGTAGATACTCCAGGAAGTGGTTATAATATAGGCGATACTATTAAAATTTTAGGAACACAAGTTGGCGGCTTAACTCCAGACAATGATTTATACTTAAAAGTGACTGCAACTGCTGAAGATAGTACAGTAGGTTCTATCACAGAAGTAATATTATTAACAGGCAACGGTTCGGGTACAGGAACATTCAGCGGTCTTAGTGGAACACAATCAACTAACCCAGTAGCATCAAACGGTGATATTAACATTACTAGAGATAGTGGAGGTTATATATTTGGCGGTGTTAATGACGGCGGCTCAGAAATATACGACGGAGAACAATATACTGTTACAGGAGATAATTTAGGAGGTACAAGTCCTGCTAATGATGTAACATTCCGTGTACAAGTTGATGGCGGAGAAATATCTAATATCTATGACGTTACCGGTACAGCAGTATTAGGTGATACTTTTGATGTTTATTCTGCAGTTTCGGTGTCTCAAGCAACTACAAGTCAATTAGGAATTAGTTCTCCAGTAACATATAGTTCTATTGCAACTATTCAAGTTGATTTTGATAACAATCACGGACTAGTCCCTGGTGCTAGTATTAATGTAAGTATTGGTTCTGACGACGGTTCTAACAATCACGCTATTGCAGGCGGACCATTTTTTATATCAGAAATTCCTTCTTTAACCTCGTTAAGATATATTACACGTAATCCAGGTACTGTAGATACAACAACAGATATAGACGGACTTGTTTATGCAAGACCAGATGCGTTCTTTAGTCATAGAGCTTTTGATGGCGGTGTACAACTAGGCACTGGCGGACCACAACACGGTGCTCAAGCAATACGTCAAAGTAAAAAGTACATTAGATATCAATCAGGTAAAGGAGCAATGTACAACACAGGCGCACTATTTGCTCCTAGTTATGATGTAAGAAGTGTTACTGCCGCAGATACTGCTTCTGGAAGTTTAATTACTATTATAATGGACGACCAAGATCACGGTTTACAATCAGGGTGTAAAATTAGACTTGTAGGCGTAAACACAACAGGCTATGATAATGACTATACTGTAAACAGTATTATTGACGAAAGAACATTTACTGTAAACGCTAAAACAGCATTAGGAAGCACCACAGGCGAAGTAGGACCTCAATGTCAAGTTGCTACACTAACCTGGCACGGTGCTGTTGTTCGTTCGGGACCGTTTGACGATCAAAATGGTATTTTCTTCCAATATGACGGACAGCAATTATCAGTTGTTAGAAGATCTGCTACATTTCAATGTGCAGGAACTATATCAGTTAATTCAGATGAAAATGAAGTTAACGGTACTAACACACGCTTTCAAGATCAATTGCAAGAAGGCGATAGAATTGTTATACGAGGAATGACACACGTTGTTTCGCACATTGTTGATAATATTAAAATGTATGTTACTCCTGATTTTAGAGGGGTTTCAAATATCACAGGCGCCAAAATATCCAAAGTTGAAGATATTGTTATTCCGCAAAGCGAATGGAACTTAGATAGATGTGACGGAACCGGTCCAAGCGGATACGAAGTTGACGTAACAAAAATGCAGATGATCGGTATTCAATTTAGTTGGTACGGTGCTGGATTCATTGACTGGATGTTCCGTGGTCCAAATGGTGATTATGTATATGCACACAGATTAAAAGGTAATAACCTAAATACCGAGGCTTATATGCGTACTGGTAACTTACCTGTACGTTATGAAGTTACTAACGAAGGTGCTAGATCAAGACTAAACGGTGCAATCGATGCAACACAACAGACTATTACATTAGACAATACTTCTTTATTCCCTGAAAGTGGACAAGTATATATTAATAATGAATTGATTTCGTATACTGGTAAAAACGATACTACTAATCAATTAACAGGTTGCAATAGAGGCGCAACATTAACAAATTTTGCTGCCGGTGCAACAAGAACTTATACTGCTGGATCTGCTTCAACACACAGCGATAATTCAGGAGCAGTATTAGTAAGTAGTACAACAAGTCCAATTATTAGCCACTGGGGTTCTGCTTATATGATTGACGGGTTGTTTGACGAAGATCGAGGATATATTTTTAACTATGTTACTACGGGTGTTCCTATAAGTACAACTAAACAAACTGCTTTCTTAATAAGACTTGCTCCTAGCGTATCAAACGCTGTAACAGGTGATTTAGGTGAAAGAGAGCTATTAAATAGAGCACAGTTATTGCTAGATTCACTATCTATTACTTCCGACACTGGCTCGGGCGGAATAATTATTGAAGGTGTACTAAATCCTCAAAACTATCCTGACAATCCTAACGATATTGCTTGGAATGGATTAACAAGTGAGGCCGCAGGCGGTCAGCCTAGTTTTGCACAGATTGCACTAGGTGGTTCTGTAAACTGGGCAGGCGGCGCATCAGTGGTGACGCCAACTGCAACAATAGAAGGCCAAGTAACTTCTAACTTTACACCTTGGTACTGGACTGGCGCTGGTCTTGATGCATTACAGAATGGTGATGATGATTGGTTTATACCAAACAGTGAGTATGATGTTAGTGGATTAGAAGTAGGTGATATATTCCTAAGTGCTAGTGTTAGCGGAGACTTTTCAAACAAAACTGGTAGTAGAACTCCTAATGTAATTAGGGAAATTAATAGAAGTCGGAACGGTAGTACTTTTACTAGAATTAAAATGTCAGGCGAATGGACCGGCTCTGATCAAACCGGTGGGTCACAAGGTGCATCTAATATTACTCTTAGTTTTGCTAAACAAGGAACAAGTTCAACATATTCTAACAGCAACGTATTATACTTTACAGAAACTAGCTGGGAATCAGCAGGAACAACGATTAACAGCCTTGTTGCTGATACACAAACTGAATTTCCTGCTAACACTAGAGTGGCTGGTGTGAAAGAATTATTGTTTGGTACTGCAACATATTATCAGGTTAGTTTCACACAAAGTTTTAGAGGAACATTTGCCGCAACTGATACGATAACATTTAACCTAAGTCAACCTCCGTATGCACAACCAGGTGAGACAGTATTTTCGTTTATTTCAAATCCAGGTGAAACTGAAACGCTGTCACTTGACAAACTTAAAGAACTTACAACTACGTCAATAGGCGGTAGAGGTACTTTCCCTAATGGACCAGATGTATTAGCAATTAATGTGTATAAGATTAGTGGTGCTGATGTTAATGCATCGCTTATTTTAAGATGGGGAGAAGCACAGGCTTAACTGTGCTTCTTATATTCTTTTAGTTTTGTTTTAATTTGATTTCTAATAGAATTAATATTAGACTTTGTGTCGTCTGCTTTTTGACCTAGTTGGTTGTGTGGGTTAATTTCCAAATGGTGCATATCTATCTTTTTAACTTCTAAATGAAGTTTCCTTAGCAGACCGTTTAGCTCGCTCTTTTTGTCAATATCACTAATAGAATCTATTTCGTATTTGAGTTTATTGTAATCATCTAAAAATGTTTTGCTATGTTCTAAACTAAACATTTTCTTCTCCTTGTTTAAATGTTTGACTTGAAATTATAACGTGTTTATCGTCTTTTGAAATATTATTGTTTACTTCTGTTATAGAAGAATTAGGATAAACACTTTCTAAACTATGCGGAGTTAACGCTAAAATGTCCCAAACATCTCCTTCATTTAATTCTTTTTCTTGCAGTACACCGTTGCTAGTATCAATCCAACGAACTTTAAAACTTCCAGCATTAATAAACCAAGACTTTGTTCCTTTAGTGTGAAAAATCATATCGGTCTTAACACCTGCTTTTTCAAAAACAATAATTTTGGATGAATATTCTTCTTTCGAAATCCAATGAATTTCGTATCCACCTTCGAATTTTATAACACTACTCATATTCTATAAGATCCACTACTTGAAATACTGTTTCTAATTTTTTTAAATTTGCTTTGTTTTGTAACGTGTTGCGAAGTCCGTGATGTAATTGTCGAGGCCAATTTCCAAATTCTACCCAAGCATAACCATTGTGTTCGATATTTAATTTTGGTAAAAATTCTTCTTTTACGATACAAAGATATGTATGAAATAAAAACTTAGTATCTTTAGATACAAAAGTTTCTAAAGGCATTGTTTTAACAATGTTAATAGTTCCTATTTCTTCAAATATTTCTCTTTTTAAGCCCTCCCAAGGAGTCTCAGCACCTTCGTTTGTGCCACCAACAAGCCCCCAGAGGTCTTTTTGTTTACCATTTGCTCTGTGTAAAAATAAGAATCTTTTAGTGTCAAGTGCATAAACTAATGCACCGCTACAAACAATATTGCTCATACTAATAATTATCTTAGTATGCTAGACGCCAAGTGCCATCTGGATATTCACCTTCAAATGAAAGTACCCACTCTCCGTCTTCCCATTTATATTGGACACCAGTATTTAAGTTTGTAGTAAAGGTTGTTGTTGTAGTCTGTTTTGAGTTAAAAATAGTATGCCAGCGTGTGCCATCCCATTCAACAATGTCATTTGCAAATGCCGAAAAATCAGATCCGTCTGCATTTTTCCAAGCATCAGGTCCGTCTTCGTCAAAGTATAATTCATATTCTACTTTATCGCCTATATTGAGGAAATCTTTAAATTTTATTATATAAGTTTCGCTAATACTAGAAGAATCACCATTTATATCGTGTGTTGTTTTTACTTCAGTTCCGTTTACTAGCACACGCCAATTTCTAACATCTTCAAAAGGTATTCCGGTATCAATAGTGTTTGTTTTTGTTTTAGTAGTAACTGTGTTTTTATATGTATTACCTATATTTCCTAAAAGTAAAATTCTAGGATATTCTGTTAGATGATCTCTAGGATCATAATTTAAAGGGTCTATGATGTAGTCTATATTACTGCGATCTCCACTAGGGCCTGTTATAGTAGTATCTGTAGGTATTGTATCTGCATCAATGTTTATTACAAGTTCAGTTTCATCTAACGGATTAATAGACGCTGTTCCTACAACATCACCGAAGCCATCTCGTCTTTGTAATCTAAGCTCTGTAATGCCTGATTGAAAAATTTCCGGAATTGATTTAAGATAACCTGTCCAGGTTTCTGCACCAATAACAGCATTTTTACCAATTAATTTAGCAACACCATTTAAGAATAATAAATCATAGTTATTGTGACTAGTTGCAACTAGTGTACTTTCAAATGTCATACCTTCTCTTGCACCATTTTGTATTACAGTTTCGAGCTCACCATTTTCATTAACTTCTATTGCTTCTCTAACTAAACTTTCTGCATATGCAGTATCGTCTAAATTAATTTCTAATCCGTTATCAGCAAAAATTGCAGTAAGTATATTAGTAATAACGCCGAGCTTTTTAACTTTAGCCGGAGGACTAATATATATTGGCGTAGTAAATGTTAACGTAGCAACATCGATTTCGCTTTCGACTCCTACAGGTATACTTCGATTACTCCACTGAATATTATCTAAATTAACTACAGATAATGATGTCCAATCAACATAGTTATCTGTAGTTTGTATTTCTAAACTTGGATTAAACAGCATTAATATCTGTTCTAGTATTTGTAGTTTTTGATCAGTATTTGTACTCCATACATCTACATTAACTGTAAGTGTATAAGGAGTAGGCATAAGGCGTTCTACAGTATAATTTCTGCCTTCGGTTTTTAAATATTCTTTACCGTCTGCATCATATGCACGTTCTCTAATATTAAGTTTATTAACATAACTAGAATCACTAGTTCGTGTGCGATCCATTTCTAAGCCTGTAATATATACAGCCATACGTGGTGCACTTGGAATTTTATTTTCGCTGTTATCTCTAATAATAGATCCAACTTGTCTAGTTAAGTCGCCATAAGTTACAGGAATTTTAATAGTAGTATTATCTCCTGTTTTATAAGTAAAATTACTCATCATCCTTACAATTTGTGTAAGGTAGCGTCTTATTTGTTTATCATAAAAATGTTGCATTAACTATTATCCGCTTTTGGTCTAAGTGCTTTAGATAATCCTTGACGCTGGTCAAAAGTCTCACCTGCTACTGTTGAAGTTGAACTATTGTTAATAAAGTCTCCCTTCTGATTATTAGCAGTGTCTGCGCCGATCATATCAGCACGTCTTAGATCTTGTACTTTATTCCATCGTTGATTTTTATATTTAAATAATCTGTTTGGCAAGAAATCTGTCCTCAAAAAGTAATCACCGTTTTGTGGTGACGGTGGAAAACTTATACCGTGACCAAATGGTTCTCCATTAGGAGTAGTGCTTCCAATAAGATAACCTTTGTAACCTTGCCTATCAGGCGGAGCCATTGTTTTAAGATTATCCGGTCCTTCAGTTTCAGTTAATTCTGTATCTCCACTTTCGTTTGTTTGTAATGTAAAGAAATGTGTTACATCATAACCACTTTGTTGAGTCTCAGCAACTGCTTCGTCTACAACAGCATTGTTAATTTGCATTTCTTTTTCATATGTTGAAAGCAAATCACGTAACTTATCGTTTCCTGGAGCGTCTTCATCTGCAGGAAGATCGAGTATATCTTTAAATTCTTGTCCGTCATATATTTGTTTTAGTTTTAGACGATATAAATGCGGATACCAAGTAGGCGAAAATCCTTCACTTGCACGATTAACATCGTCAACTACATAAAACCGTTTTAGTGCAACACTATAATCATTAAGCGCATATTCATCTTTTAAATGAGGAAGTTCAACTACATCACCTGGCATAATTTTTCTACCTAGTGTTCTAACAGAACTATTAATATGTATTGTCATAAACAATGTATCATTGCTTAAAAATAATCCAAACTGACTTAGATCAAAATCTATATCTTGAACGTTATAAATTCCTCGCATAGAATAGATATCAGGATCATATTTTCTGTCTCTATTTTCTAAAAACATCATATCTTGTATTTGTGTATGATCTTTTTCGTTTACACCGTCATCGGTTCCTATATATTTGTGTATGTTAATATCGGTACCGCCAATAGTAAACATCTCTAGTATCTGTTTGTCTAGAAATTCATAATCTTTTCCCTTTTCGGGTTTATATAAACTAAGTCTTGGCATATACATATTTATCGTTATGGCGTTCATACGATAAATACTAATACGGAGAACATCGAATGGCAATATTACAAACACAAAAGCAAGAAGTATTTGATTATGTAAATGCAATGTTAGGTGGTGGAATGATTGATGTAGAACTCGATCCAGTTCACTATGAAACAGCATTAACTAAAGCACTTACACGTTTTAGACAACGCAGTGATAATTCAGTTGAAGAAAGTTATGTCTTTATCGAAACTGTTCCAGATCATAATGAATATACACTTGCTGATGAAGTAATTGAAGTTCGAAGAATTTTCCGCAGAAGTATAGGTTCTAGAACAGGTGGTGGCGACGGAGGCACAATTTTCGAACCTTTTAATATGGCCTACACCAATACCTATCTTTTGTCAAGTAGTAACCTAGGAGGCCTTGCAACTTACGATATGTTTAGTCAATATCAAGAACTTGTAGGCCGTATGTTTGGTTCATTTATTGAATTTAAATGGAATACTGCAACCCATAAACTTACGCTACTACAACGTCCTAGAGCAGATAATGAAACATTATTATTAATGTGCTATAATTATCGTCCTGACTCAGAGTTATTAAGTGATTATCTAGCAAAGCAGTGGATTAAAGATTATACACTTGCCGCTTGTAAGTATATGCTAGGTGAAGCACGTAGTAAATTTGCTACTATTGCAGGACCACAAGGCGGATCAACACTTAATGGTGATAGCTTAAAAGCAGAAGCGCAGGCTGAAATGGAAAAACTAGACCAAGAAGTTTCAACACAAATGGCCGGCGGCGTCGGCTACGGGTTTACAATTGGCTAATGGCTGAGTTTAGCCACAAAGAAGCCCATAGGCTTTTTTGGATGGTTAAAGGACATCTTACCAGTTCTGAAAAAACAATATTAGAAAGTGCAGACGGATATTTTAAACGTCTTTGGGGCAATCACGAAAATGTCTATAAAGAAGAAGGTTTTGAAGAAGCATATAAAAAACTTCTTGACAAAAGGTCCTGATCCTATTATAATATAA